ATCGTCGATGAAGCCGCAGGTGTTCACGATCACGAGATCAGCACCGGCAAAGGTCTTGGAGGTCTGGTAACCCTCGGCGCTGAGCTGCGTGAGGATGAGTTCGGAGTCGGTCAGCGCCTTGGGGCACCCAAGCGATACCATCCCTATACTCGGCACGCGCGCCGGCTTGTCAGCCGCCGGGCCGGTGGGGTCAAGGGAAACGGGAGCTTCATTCATGTCGGGTCTGGTCTATTCGTACAGTCGGTTTTCTGATCCCAGCCAGGCCAAGGGCCACAGTCTGGAGCGGCAGGCCGCTTATGCCGCCAAGTGGGCCGCTGAGCACGGCCTGCGGCTGGATGAGGCGCTGTCGCTGCGCGATGAGGGCCTGTCGGCCTACCACCAGCGCCACGTCAAATCGGGCGCGCTGGGCGTGTTTCTGGCCGCCGTGGAGGGCGGCAAGGTGCCGCCGGGCTCGGTGCTGGTGGTCGAGGGGTTGGACCGCCTATCGCGGGCCGAGCCCATCCAGGCCCAGGCCCAACTGGCCCAGATTGTAAATGCCGGCATCACCGTCGTCACCGCATCGGACGGCAAAGCCTACAGCCGCGAACGGCTCAAGGCGAACCCGATGGACCTGGTCTATTCGCTGCTGGTCATGATCCGCGCCCACGAAGAGAGCGACACCAAGAGCAAGCGCGTGCGCGCGAGCATCGTGCGCCAGTGCGATGGATGGCTTGCCGGCACCTACCGCGGGCTGATCCGCAACGGCAAAGACCCGGTGTGGCTGCGCCTGGCCGCCGGCCGCTGGGAGCTGATCCCCGAGCGCGCCGAAGCCGTGCGCACCGGCATCGACCTTTACCGCCGCGGCCACAGCGCCACGCGCATCATCAGCGAACTGACCGAGCGCCAGATGTCGCTCACCGGGCGCGGCCCGCAGGCCCTGCAGATCTACCGGCTGATCCACCAGCGCGCGCTGATCGGCGAGAAGGAGATCGCGGTCGACGGCCGCGCCTACCGCCTGCCCGGCTACTACCCTGCCCTGCTCACCGAAGCCGAGTGGACCGATCTGCAAACCCTCGCCGGCACACGCGGGCGCCGCGCGCCGGCCGGGCCGGTGCCGGGCATCCTCACCGGCATGCGCATCACGCGCTGCGGCTACTGCGGCCGCGCCCTGGTGGGCCAGAACATCGGCACCCGCAAGCGGCGCGAAGACGGCGGCATCCACGACGGCCACCGCCGCCTGCACTGCACCAGCTACGCCAACGGCGGTTGCCCCGTGCCCGGGTCGTGCTCCGTCGCGCCCATCGAGCGCGCGCTGATGGGCTACTGCTCCGACATGGTGAACCTGCAGGCGCTCTACGGCGACGACCGCGCGGCCGAACCGCGCGCGCGACTGGCCAGGCTGCGCGCCGAGGCGGCCGAGCTGGGCACCCTGCTCGAACGCCTGACAGACGCCATGCTGCAGGCCGGCGCTGACGGCGGCACCCCGGCCACCTTCGTGCGCCGCGCGCGCGAACTCGAAGCCCGCCAGGCCGACAACACGCGCGAGGCCGCCCAGGCCGAGCGCGACCTCTCAGCCGTGGCCCGCACAGACCTGACGGGCGCAGACGAAGCCTGGCGCGCGCTGGCGGCCGGCGTGGAGGCGCAAGACGATGACGCGCGCATCCAGGCGCGCCAGCTGGTAGCCGACACATTCGAGCGCATCGTGGTCTACCGCCGCGGCGTGGACCCGGCCGCCACGCCCCCCGGCGTGATGGACGTGATGCTGCTGGCCAAGGGCGGCGCGATGCGACTGCTGCGCATCAACGCGGCTGGCGCCGTGATCGCGGCCGATGAGGTGTGGCAGGGCGAGGGGTGAGAGGCACCCACCAACGAAAAAAGCCCGCCCACCCGGCAAAGGGTGGGCGGGCTGAAGGGCTGGCGCTCTGGAAACCAGCCTGGAGACAACTGCGAAGTTGTCAGGGCGGCGCGGTCAGCGCGACGGCGGCGTCGTACCGGGCGCGGCAGTCGGCGAGCTGGATGCGGAGCCCGTCGGCTCGGTCAGACTCCCCGACAAGAAGCTCTGCATCCTCTCGGTAAAGCTGGGCTCCGGTGCAGGCCACTGGACTGGCGGAACCGCCGGGCACTGCACCACCACCGGCGGCGGGGGGGCGCTGGGGGCGGTTGCGCAGCTGGCCACGCAGATCGGCAACAAGAGCAGTAAGGTGGCGTTTTTCATCGGTGGCTTTCTGGGTGGTTGTCTCTATGGCTTTGGCGTGGTCGCGCTCGCGCGCGCGGTGGCCGGCCTCGGCCTTGCGGGCGGTTTCGGAGCGGGTCTCTTCTTGGGCTGCTGTGCTAGCCTTGAGTTCGGCGAGCTGCAGGCGGGCGCTGTCGCGCTGGTGGCCGGTGGCGCAACTGGTGGCGATGGCGCCGGCGCAGATGGCGGCCCAGATCCAGCCGGGCACAATGCCGGCCAGGGCTGCGATGGCCTTGAGCAGGCCGGCGATCATGCGCCACCTCCCCACCACACGGCCGCCGCGCTGATGGCGCCCAGGGTGCAGACCAGCGCAACGGCGAGCGCCACGCGCATGGCCAGGCGGGCGCCGCGCTCGACGAGGTCGCGGTCTTCTTCGGGTTCGGTTTGCCAGCTCATGTTGCACCTCCGCCCGTGAGGGCCTCGACGATGGCGCTGGCCACCGGCCACTTGCGGGCCTGGTAGACCGCCAGGTCCTGCGGGTTGCTGAGGAAAAACACTTCGACCACCAGCCCGCCGACGCGCACGAAGCCGAGGCGCCCGCGGGCGCTCTGGCTCTGGTCGATCCAGCCGCCGGCGCCGCGCACGGGCAGGCCGAGCACATGGGCGATGCGCCGGGCGATGGTGCGGGCCAGGGCCTGCTGGCTGGGCAGGCTGATCACCTCTACGCCGGTGGCGGCGGGGTTGGTGTGGGCGTTGGTGTGCAGTTCGATGGCGGCGGCTGAGCCTGGCACCAAGGTCATGGCGTAGGGCAGCGGCAGGTTTTGGCGCCAGCCGCCATCGGTGCGCACGGTGTGGCCTGCGGCGCGCAGTTTGCTGGCCACGATGTCGCGCAGCTCGGTCATGAGCGCGTTTTCTGTTTCGCCGGTCCGGGCCACGGCGCCGGGGTCTGCGGCGCCGTGGCCGGCGGTGACGGTGTAGGTTTTGATCATGGTGCGGTGGTCATCCTTCTTTGACGCGGGTGCGGATCACGAGGGTGGCGAAGCCGGTCAGCACCAACACCTCGGCGAGGGTCGGTCGCTCCAGGCGGGCGAGCGTTCCGCCGGCATCGGGCGGCACGCCCAGGGCGAGCAGCACGGGCGCGGCCAGCGAGCCGGCGGCGCCGAGCGCGAGCAGGATCCAGGCGATGGCTTTGAGCGCGTCAACGCAGCACTGGCGCACGGAGCGGCCGGGCAGCAGGATGTCGGTGCGCTCCAGCTTGTTGAGCGCCTCGGCGACGACGATGAGGCCGGCCAGCGCGTGCAGGATCTGCAAGGTGGTACTCATGCGGTGGGCCCCCCTTCCGTGCCTTGGGGCAGCGGTTTTATGCGCTCGATCACGCCGCGCAGGATGCGCTGCGCGCCGGCGCCGACGGCGAAGGCGACGCCCAGCAACAGCGCGTCGGGCAGGTTGGCCATGAGCAGCGCGAGAGGCGTGGTGTAGCCGGCGGTCAGGCTGCTGGCCAGGGCGACGGCAATGCGCCGGAAGGTGGCGCGAACGAGGTGTTGCCAGGTGTCACCCTCGCTGGGCACGCTGTGCAGCAGCACGATGGCCACCAGCGCGCCAGCAAACCCGGCTACGAGCACGTCGGGACGCAGGCCCAGGTTGATGCCCCAGGCGGTGAGCATGGCGACGGCGGGCGGCGCTGCGGCGAGCGTGGCGGCGGCTGGGCTGATGGGCTCGGGCATGCGCGGGGTCTTTCTGTGGGTGGGCTTACTCTTCGACCGTCACGGGCGTGAGCGCGGGCGCCGGCCCTTCGATCACGCCGGCGCGCACGAACACCTGGTCGCTCACGGCGGCGCTGCCGCGCACGCGCTGCGTGCCGCCGCCAGGAAATTCGACGGTGGCGGTGCCGTCGGCGTTGAGGGCGATCACCTCGCCCGCCAGCAGCGGCGCTTCGGGCAGCATCTCGCGCAGGGCGCGGTAGAGGTTGGTCTGCAGGCTCATGGTCAAACGGTCTCCAGGTGGCGTTCGATCTGCACGCTCTGGCGCACCGCTTCGCCGAACTTCGCGCTCACGCTGACGGAGCGCACGCGGCCGCGCCAGGGCGTGCTGTGGTTGATCTGCACGAGCTGGCCCACGTCCAACACGCCGGGCTGGCTGGCCCCGGTGAGCACGGGCAGGCTGAGCGTGACGATGTGCTTGGGGCCGGCCGCGCCGACGATGGATCGCCCGCGCCAGCGCACCGCCTCGGGCGCGGTGATCAGCGGGTCGGTGATCATGGCGGCGAGCTTGTCGCCAGCGGTGCCGGCGCGGCGGTAGAGGCCGCGGTAACCCTGGCTCACCCCGCTGACGTAGACGGCGTTGATGTCGGGCCCGTCGGCGCGCTCGGTGCCGGCGACCATGAGCGCGTCGGGCGCGAGCTCCACGTCGGGCACCACGCCCGAGGCGTACCAGTTCCACGGGCCGCCGGTGAGGCCGCCCGTGAGGTCTGGATACGGGTGGCGCGCGAGCAGCGTGGGCAACGTGCGGTGGCTCTGCAAAAAGCCGCCCGCGCCCTCCACGATGGTCTGCACCGCGGCCAGCGGCGTGCCCACATGGCTCCAGGCGCCGGCGGTAACGAGCCAGTCTGTGATGCCCCAGTCAAGGTCAGCGCCGGTGAACTCCAGCGCGGCCAGGGCGAGCTGCTGCGCGGTGCGGTCGCTGGTGTTGCCGCGGCTGCTCTCGCGCGCCACCGGGCCGGCCAGCAAGGCCGTGGCGCTGCGCCCGCTGATGCGCACGCTGCGCTCGCCAAAGGCCTCCTGGTGCTGCAGGCTGTCCACCACGAACACGAACGGAATGCCGTCGAGCGTGATGCGGATCTGCGCGGGCAGGCCGGCGCTGGGCGCGAGCTGCTCGAAGGCCTCGGGGAAGGCGGTGGCGCTGAAGGACCGGGCAAAAGATCCGGCGTCGGCGTTGAGCGTCACGTCCTGGATGTTGATCGGCTCCAGATCGGGCAGGCGCACGGCGGTGAGTGAATGGACGGTCATGAAATACCTCGCGGGGAGGATGTAGAGGGGGGCCAGCGGGCCGCCAGGCCCGACCGCCCCGCACACCCGGCCAAACACCAGATGCACAGGCCCGCCCGCATAGGCCGGACAGGCGAACACGAGGTGCAGGTCGGGGACGTGGGGCGTGGTGCCGGGGCCGGTGGGCAGGGGCGGCCAGACTTCTTTGCCGGGCGGGATGGCGCGGGCGGTTTGCCAGGGTTCGTCAAAGTCAAACCCTCGGGCGCTGGCGATGCCGAACAGGTGTTGCGCCAAGGCCTGCAGCCGGGCGGCGACCTGGTGCGCCTGGGCGCCGCCGGTGTGGGTGAGCCGGGCCACCTGGTGCGGCTGCGCGGCCAGGGCCTGCAGCGCGGTGGCGACCTGGTGCACCTGGGCCGCCTGGGCGCGCACCTGCAGCGCGGCCTGGTGCACCTGGGCGGCTTGCGCGGCGCGGGCGGCGGCTTGTTGCCAGGCCTGGGCGCGTTCGCCGGCCACGTGGGCGGCGCTGAGCCAGGGCTGGTTGTTGGCCGCTTCGGCCGGGCGGGCCTGCTGCAGCGGCTGCTCGTGCCCGCTCAGGCGGCGCGCGGGCAGTTTGAGGCCCTGGTCGATGGCGGCCAGGGCGGCGGCGGCGACCTGGTGCGGCTGGGTGCGGCTGACGACGACGCGGATCGGGTTGCGGTTGTCGTAGCGGGCCAGGGCGCTGACGGTGATGCCGCCGAGCACGATGGTGGCGTGGGCGGTGACGGGCAGGATCTCCGGCTCTTCGGGCGCATCGGTGGAGCCGAAGACGAGGTTGAGCGGCCCGCCGGTGTAGCGCGGGCGGCTGAAGACCAGGTTGAGATCGGCCATGGGGTCAGGCGGGCTCGGTGACGCTGGCGGTCACGGTGACCTGGCCGCCGGTGTAGAGCTGCGCGGTAGGCGGGTCGGCGTCGTCGGTGACGATCAGCACGGCGCCGCTGCCGGGCGGGCCGGCGGTGCAGATGTACACGCCCGCGCCCGCGCCGTCGACGAAGCGCGCCCACGTGGGCAGGCCGGCGCGGGCGGCGAAGCCCACTGCGGGCACCAGGTCCATCTGGGCATCGGTTGCGTGCAGATCGAACGACACGGCGGCCAGGGCGATGATGGCCACGGGCGAGACGGTGGCGGCGGCTTCCGGCGAGTCGGCCATGGCGTCGTCGTACAGCTGCACCGCGCCGCCGTCGCCGGCGTCGATGCGGGCGCGCACGGCGAGCAGGCGGTCGCGGCGGGTGGCGAGGCTCAGGCTCATGGGGCGGGCACCACGATGTCCGTGACGATTTCGCCGTTTTTCAGGCCCAGAGGGTCGGGTGAGACCACAAAAAACTTGCCCGGGCGCAAGTTGTGAAACTGCCACTGCCCGGTGGTCGAGTCGCTCCACATCTCGCGGATCGCCAGCATGCGCGACTGGTCAAACAGCACGACGTTGGCGCGCTGAAACGGGCCGGTGTCTGTGTCGCGGCGGGTGGTGCCGATGGCCGTGCTGTGGACGCCGTAGTCAAATGGCACAAACGCGGTGCGGGCCGGGTTGGGGGTGACAAGGACGGCCACCGCTCACTCCCAGGGCGTTGCCAGGTCGAGCATCATCTGGCCCAGCGTGGTGTTGCCGATGTTGATCGTGATCGCCAGCAGCTGGCGACCACCGATGGAGTACACCGTGCGGTCGGTGAATGGGGCGTTCGCCTGCGGAAGATACAACTCGGGCAAGCGGGCGCGGATCTCTGTCGGGGTCTTGAGGTAGTAGTCACCGACCACAGCAACAGGGGTCGATGCGCCCGCCACGGCAAGGCCCTGACCCCAACTGCCGCCGCCGCAGAGCGCCGCTTGCACCCCAACCGTCAGCCCGTCAAACGTCCTCTGGAATCTCAGGTATGCAACCCCGGCCGATAGGGCGAACGACTGCGGTGCGATATTTCCAAAACCGCCGTTCGCCGTAACCGAGGTTGAACCGAATGTCGCCAGCAGACAGCGCCCGGCGTCGGCCACATAGAGCGGGCTTGGGTCCCCGTAGAAGTACGGGACTATCGCGGCATGAGACGATGAAGATCCCTGCAGAAGAATCCACGCTCGAAGCGAATTTCCCGCGATCACCCACCGCTTTGCGGTCGCATTGTTTTCGCCGCGCATCCAGACGCGCTCAGCGGTGACGGTCGAGGCCTCACCCGTCACTGTGTCAGCATCCGTTGCCGTCTCGACCATCGACGCGAGCGCGTAGGTGGTCGCCGCCGGGGTGGTCATGGTGTCCACTACCCGCAGCATGGAGGCAGACGCCTCGAGCGCGGGGCGCCGGAAAATCGCCGTGGTTCCGGCGCCGTTGATGTGAGCCACCTCCCAACCCAGCGGTGCCCTCTTGGCGCTGATGGTGCCGGTGTAGGTGCCGTCGGCCACGCCAGTGGCGTCGAAGGTGAAGGTGTTGGTGGTCACGCTCAGCGGCTGGTGTCGGCCGTTGAGCAGCGCCTCGGGGGCGCCCTCGATCAGGATCAGCTTGCCAAAGGCTGCGCTGTAGCCGTGGCTGGCGGCGGTGGCGGTGGCCACGCCGCTGGCGACGTCAATGCTGGTAACCGTCCGTGGGTTGAAGCCGTTCACCGCGCAGGCTCGCAGCACCTCGATCACACTGCCGGCCACATTGTTGAGGGATGGCGCCCCGGTCTCGTTGCCGTCGAAGTAATTGGGATAGGAGGATGACACGGGCATGGGGTGGTGTCCTTGGGTTATGCGTCCACGTCGGCGCGGAAGGCGACGATGGCTTTATCGCTGGCCACGGTGGCCGGGCCTTGCAGCACGGTCAGGGCCTCCCAGCAAGGGGCGGCGCAGGCAGCGGTGTTGAAGCGGATCACGTTGCCCACGCTCCAGCCGGTGCCGAAGGCGAGCGGGTCGAGCGTGAAATAGGGCGTGGCGGTGTTGGGGTTGAGGGGGCCAATGGCGGCGAGGATCGAGGCGCTGTCGAGGATCTGCCCCACGTGTTCCCCGATCACGCGCACGGTGGTGGTGCCGGTGAAGATGAGCGCCCAGCGCTCGGTGATGGCTCCGCGGTTGGTGACGACCGGCGGAAAGTCGATGTCGTTGAAGTTGGGCGCGATGGCCGAGCCCTCGCGCGCGTCCAGCCAGTTGTTGGACCATGTGGCCTGCTCGAACTGGCCATAGGACCGGGCGAACAGGTCGCCCACGCGCAGCTTGCTGCTGACGAACGAGGTGTTGGCCGGGTAGGCGTGTGTGATGCCGTTGCCCACCAGGTCGAGCTTGCCGCTGATGTCGGCGCGCAGCACCATGAGCTCGTCTTCGATGCGGTGGTAAACCGTAAACGGTTGGTCAAGCCCGGTGAGGTCTGACTCAATCGGAAAGGTGATCTCGCCCGCGCTGAAATCCACGGTGTAGAGCGCACCGGAGACCTTGACGCCCGCCGCGGTGCGCACCACGGCGGCGGCGATGCGCTCGCGGCCGAGGCTGTAGGCCAGGCCCTTGGTGAGCGGGTTGGGCAGCGTGGTGGTGAGCGTGTTGTGGATCACCACCTGGCCGCCGGTCCGGTAGATGGGGGCCTTGCCGTCGATGGGCAGGCGCGTGGTGCTGATGCCGAGCAGGGCTTCGTCAAGCGGCACGTATTGCAGAAACACGGCGTTGTAGGTGACTTCGTCGGCGCGCACAGGGGTTCCGTCATCGTCATCTGGCCCGATGCCGGTGACGGCCCAGGCCACGATGCCGCGGGCGGCGTCGACCAGGCCGGTGAAGTCACCAGTCAACACACCGCCGCTGTTGGCGTTTGCGATGGCGGCGCCGGCCTGCAGCTGGAAGGCGCCGGCCTTGATGGGCGCGGTGGCGACACGGAACACGCCGCCGAGAACGTCGAGCGCACCGCGGGCGTCGTGGGCGAGGTTGCTCCATGTGATGGCGTTGCTCGCGCCGCTGGCCACGGTGTTGAGGGTGATGAGGCCGGCGCTGCTGACGCTGCCGATGGCGGTGGCGGCGCCGTTGGTGGGGTTCCAGCCGCGGAACAGGGCGCCGTCGCGCGAGAAATGCAGATCCCCGGCCCAGAGGAACACCGCGCCGTTGCTGACCACGGCCAGGCCCTGCGGCGGCGTGGCGACGATGCGCCAGGGCGGCACGATGGCGAGCGACTGCGCGATGGCGCCGGCGGCTGGCAGGTAGCCGATTTCGAGGATGCCGTCGAGGTCGAACGCGAAGACCTCCGTGGACGATGTTTTTGTGATGTAGTAGCTCGGCCCCTCGTAGACGCCGGTGCTGCCGATGTGCGTGCTGCGCTCGACACGGGTGCTGGTCCAGGTGGTGACCTCGTGTCCTGAGGTGCCACTGAGCAGCATGGCGCCGGTGGTGTTGTTGATGGTGCCGATGACGCCGACGCCCGAGGCATACACCAGGGTGCCCGAGCTGTAGCAGCTGTACACGCGGGTCTCGCTGCCGCTGGTGCCGAGCAGCTGGAAGCGGGCGGAGCCTGGGGCGATGGGTGCGCCGGTGAGTGTGTAGGCGCCGCCACCGTCGTTGGTGAACGCGGCGGTTTCGGGCGCCTCGTCAAACTCGACCGTGATCGGACCGTCGGGCAGGGTGTCGGGGGAAAACGTGAGCGTGTAGTCAGCGGCGGCGTTGCGCACCACCTGCCCCACCTGGGCCGGACCGGTGACGACGCCGGCGGCGTCAACCGTGGCAGTGTAGTTGGTGGCGCCGCGGCTCCAGGCGAAGGCGAGCGTGCCAGGCTGCGGCTGTTTGGTGAGGTTTATCACGGCCTCGGCCCGGATGGGCATGCCGGTAGCGGTGCGGGCAGAGTCGGCCTCGCCCCAGGTGAAGATCAGCAGGCTGCCCACGTCGGGCAGCGCGCCGAGGGTCAGCGCGAGGCTGCCGGTGACGAAGCTGAGCGAGCCCGAGCCATACGAGCTGTCTGCGCCAGAAAGCTTGCTGCTGCCGTCTTCTTCAAGCGTGTACCAGCGGCCCTGCGCCATGTAGCTGACGCTGAGCGTGGCGGGCGCGGGGGTGGGCTCGAATGCGTAGACCCAGCCCAGGCCCTGGTTGGCGGTGGTGATCCGGATCGCGTCGCTGTGGGCGGTGGCGCCGGTCACGGTGGCGGGCTTGAGGGTGATGGTGTTGCTGGCGCTGCCGTAGCTGGGCGCGCTGCCGCTCATGGTGAGCGTGCGGGCGCGGTGGTCAACGGTGCCCACCACGGTGGTGCCCTGGAGCAGTTCGCCGGCGGCGTTGCTCGTGAACGCGGTGGCGCCGTGCGCCATGGTCAGCGTGCCCGGCTCCACTGCGGTGGGCAGCTGCAGCACGGTGCCCGCGGTGAGGGTGAGCGTTGTGGCGGGCAGCGTGACCGAGGCGGCGGCGGTGCGCGAGAGCGAGGGCCGCGTGATCAGGGGGTAGATGTCGGTCAGCGGCTCTTCAATGGTGTTGGCCGGGACGATGGGGGAATAGATGCCATCGACGGTGGTGACGGACTTGTTGCCCACCTCGGCGGCGATGCCAAGGCGCTTGACGCCGTGAAAAAGCACGCCGGTGGACAACGCGGTGGAGTAGACCGAGGCCACGGTGCTGCCGGGTTGGTCTTTTTGCACCGGGCCGCCCAGGATGTCGAACTGCAGCACCTGATCCAGCTCGCAGAGGCAGATGTTGAGCATGACCGCTTCGCCGAGGATCACCTGCTGCTGGGAGAGCGTGGTCTTGAGCACGCGCACGTATTGCTCGGTGCCCGACGGGTTGCGCAGCACAACGGTTTCGCCTGCCTGCGGGAAGCCGGTGGCCGGGGCGGCGTTGTAGAGCTGCAGCAGCAGGGCGCCGGCAAAGTGCCGGTCCTGGATGCGGCCGAGCATCTTGGTGCCTTTGACCAGGTAGGCCTCGATTGCGGTTTTGGCTTCGGTGCGCGTGTCGAACCAGCCGGGGGTTTGCATCAGGGTGAGGTGCACCAAAGGATCTTCTGGCGGTTCCAGCACCACGAACGAGGCGCCGAGCAGCAGGTCGTCGTTGTTGGTGTGCGCGGCGCCGAAGACTTTGCGCAACCGGAAACGCCCGGCCGCGCGGTCGTCGGTGGACGTGTCGGGAAACACGTTGTTGCTCGCGCCGTCGATGATCTCGACCCCGGTGGCGCCGCCGCCGCCCTCGGGCACGTCGGCCATCACGGCGGATTCGAGCAGCTTGATGTCGTCGGATGCGATGGTCATGGCTTGGGCTTATTCGGCTGCGGGGGCGGGGGTGTCTGCTGCGGGCTCGGCGGGCGCTGGTGCCACGCCCTGCGAGCCGGCGGGCAAGCTGAAGAAATACGGCACGCGGCTGTTGAAGTCGTAGCCGGCTTGCTGCGAAATGAGCGACGTGTTGGCTACTGTGTCGAGGGTGTAGCGCTGCTGGGCGTTGTTTTCCCGGACCTGGAATTTCTGGAAGCTCAGGCCCTTGCTGAAGCTGGCGTAGCGTTCAACGCGGTCGAGCACCTGCAGGCTGCGGTTGAACCAGCCGTTCTGTGCCTCCAGCTCTTCGCGGCGCAGCGCCGTGTTGTCGGCCTGGGCCTGGGCTTGCATGATGGATTGCGTGGTGTTGCTGGCGCCGGGGCCGGCGCCGCTGGACTTGGCCATAACGAAGCCCTTGACCATGTCGCTGCCGCTCTCGGCGGCGAACTTGAGCCACGCCATCTGGTTGGTGCGCTCCAGGTCCAGCTCTTTGCTGCGCACCTCCAGCAGCAGATCGACCGTGGTCTTGGTGGCCACGGGAGGAGCGGCGGCCGGGGCAGCGGGCGCGGTCTGGCAGGCGGTGAGGCCGAAGGCGGCGGCGGCGAGCGCCAGGGTGGCGATGAGGCGGGCGAACGGGCGGTTGGTCATGGGGTGGCTCCGAAGGTGGTTGGGGGGGTGAAGTCGGCGATGGCGCGGTCGAGGTCTGTGGGTCCCCAGGCGGCGGCTGCGGGCTGCGCGGGCGCGGCGCCCTGCCCGGCTGGCTGGTCACTGGCGTGGGGCGCTGGGGCGCTGCGCTGGGCGGGGCGGGCGGCGCTGGATGGCTGCGGCAGGGCCTGCAGATCGGCGAGCTGGGATTCAATGGCTTCGATGCGCGCGACCAGCGGGGCGAGTGGGTTGGTGGCCGGCCCCGCTGCGGCCGACTGCTCGGGCGGCGGAGAGCTTTGCACCGGTGCCAGCCGCGGCCACAGTGCCCCGGCGGCGAGCAGCAGGGCCAGCAGCACCAGCGCGCCCAGCAACACCGGGTGGCGCAGCAGCCAGGCGCCGGCCCCGCGCAGCCAGGCCCAGGCAGCGGCCAGCCACGCACGCGCCCGGCCGGCCGCTGCGGGCTGCGGCGCGGGCGCGGCGATGGTGGCCCACCAGGCGGCGAGGCGCTGTCGCAGAGCGGCGGCGCGCTGCTTGAGGGTCTGCCAGAGGCTGGCGGTGGCGGCGGGGGTCGCCGTTGCGGTGGTGGTGGTCATGGATCAGGGGGCGCTGAGCTGCAGGAAGCGCAGCGTGAGGCTGTAGGGGTCGGTGGGCAGGGGGTCGCTGTAGGGCACGATGGGCTCGGCGGTGATGGCTGAGCCGCTTTCGCGGTTCCAGGCGACGAGGTAGTTTTCGCCGTTGTGCACGAGCACCATGGCGAGGCCGGCCTGGTTTTCCCAGGCTTTGGCGGTAAGCAGTTCGGCGCGCTGGCACCAGGCGTAGTCAACGCTGCCTTGGAGCGTCATGGGGCGGCCGGCTTGTTTGGTCCACTCGCCGATGTGCAGCGCGCCGGTGCTGCTGTATTCGCGGGTCTGGAGCACCTGGCTCCAGGCGAATTCGTCGGTCCAGAGCAGGTCGGGCGGGAGGTCGAGCACGATGGGCGTGCCGCCGGCCCCGGCTGTGGGGTGGCTGAGGGTGATGGTGCTGGGCATGGCGGGAGGTGGGCGGTCGGGGGGCGGGTCAGAGGCCGGCGCTGAGGGCTGCGGACTGGAGGCTGCTGATGAGGGCGGCGGCGCCGTCTTCGTCGGTTTTGACGAGCCTGGTTTGGCTGCCTTGCTTGAGTTCGACAGTGACCTTGCGGCCGACGCTGGTCTTCTCCAGGATCTGGGCGAGCTGGGTGCGGATGGCAGCCCATTCGCGGCGGTCGGCCATGCCGGCGGCGCTGAAGCCGCCGGGGTTCATGCGGTCGACGTCGCGGTCGATCTGTGCGTTCTGGTCGATGGCGGCGATGGCGGCGCGGATGCTGTCGCTGTCGGCGCTGGTGAGGGTGCCGGCGCGCAGCTTGTCGCGGAGTTCAAAAAGGAGGCTGTTGTCGACGGCGTTCTGCCCGGCGAGGCGTTCTTCGCGGGTGTTGCCGGTGGTGCTGCCGCCCTTGGGGGCGCTGTATTTGTCGGCGCCGAGCGGGCTGCTGTATTTGGCGTTGGCGAGTTCGGCCTGGCGCTCCAGGGCGGCGTTGGCCTCGTTGGTGGCGCCGGCGAAGCTGCGCTGCTTGCCAGTGAGGTTGTCGAGCGTGTTGCCGAAGCGTTGGCCGGCGCTGGAGCCGGCTTTGAAGAGCTCGAGCTGCTTACGCAGGATATCGGCGCTTTTGCCGGTGGCGTCAGCTTCTGCGATTTTTGCCTGGGCGAGCTTGATGCTGTTTTCGATCTCGGCCTGCTTGACGAGGTTGACTTCTCCGCTGGCCTTCATTTCGGCGAGCTTGGCCTGGGCGACGGCGATGGAGCCTTCGGCTTCGACGCGGGCGACGTTGGCGCGCGCAAGCACGAGCTGGATCTCGATCTCCATCTGGGCGATGCGGGCCTTGCGCACGCCGATCTCGTTGCCCATGAGGCCGGCCATGGCTTCGCTCTGTTTGGCCAGGTCGAGCTGCACGCGCAGGTTGGCTTCGCTGGCCTGGGCGTCGCCGCGCTTGGAGATGGCTGAGGCTTCCCAGGCTTCGACGATGTCGGCGGCGGAAACAACGGTTTTCTTGGCAGCTTCGACGGCTGCGTCGCCCACGGATTTGGTGGCTTCGGCCGCTTTCTTGGCGGCTGCTTCGATGGCGGCGGGGGACTGCTCGGCGTCTTTCCACATCTGCTCGAGCACGGCCTTGAGCTCTACGTTGCGCAGCTGGTAGCGGGCGAACGCGGCTTCGACGGTGTCGTCTGTGAAGATGGCGGCGGCGGCCTCTTTCAGGCCCCGAAGGGCATTGATGTTGCCTTCCAGGAAGCCAACGACAGCGACGCCAAGCTTGCGGGCGTATTCGCTGTTTTCGCGCAGCATTTCGCCGATCTGGTAGCCGACTTCGAAGCCGACGGCGGCGATGGTGATCTTGAGCGCGGTTGGCACCTTGCTCATGCTGAGAGTGAGCAGGTTGGTGGCGGTGGTGGCGGCGGCGACCTGGACGATGTAGGCGCGCACGGCGCCGGCCGCTTGCACGGCCATGGCGGCGACGAGCACGGCGCCGGCTCTGGTGGCGATGGCGGCGATTTCGTCGAGGTTCTGGGCGACGCCGTTGATGGCGGCGGCGGCGGCGGAGCTGGCGCCGGTGGCTTTGTCGACTTCGCCGACGTAGATGGTCCAGCTGGTGCTGAGGTTCTGGATGGCCCGGCCCACAGTGGGAGGTAGCTTGTCAAACTCGGCGGCGACGGCGTCGGTCTGGCCCTGCAGGGCGCGGATGACGACTTCGCTGGTGAGCCGGCCTTCTTTGGCCATGGCGCGGAGTTCGCCGGTGGTCTTGCCCAGGCCGTCGGCCAGGGCCTTGGCCAGGCGCGGGCTCTGCTCCATGACGGAGTTGAATTCATCGCCGCGCAGCACGCCGCTCTGCAGGCCCTGAACGAGCTGGATGATGGCGGCCTTGGCGCTGTCTGCTGAACCGCCCGAGAGCTGGATGCTCTGGTTGATGGTCTCGGTGAGGCTGAGCGCTTCTTTCTGGGTGACGCCGATCTCTTTGCCAGCCTGGACGATGCGGGTGAACAGGGTGCCGGTAGCTTCGAGCTCGCTGTTGGTGGCGAGCGCGATGTCTTGCACACCCTGGAAGGCGCTCTCGAAGGCGGCGCCCTCGCCTGTTACCAGGCGGATGCGGGCGGCAAGGTTGCTGTATTCGTCGGCGACTTTGGCGACGTCGCCGGCGAGAGAGCCCACGAAGCTGCCGCCCAGGGCGGTGAGCGCGATATTCTGGATGGTGCGCAGCTGGTCGCCTAGGCCGCGCAAGCCTGCGCCGGCGGTGGCGGCTGACTGAGCCTGTTTGCGGCCGGCTTCGGCGGCGGCATTGCCGGCGGCGGTGTAGGCGGGGGCGAGCTGCTGGACTTCGACGCGGGCGGCGGCGATGGCGGCGCGCACGTTGCGCTCGCTGGCGGCGAGGGTGTCGGTGGTGACGCCGGCGGCGCGCAGGCTGGTGCGGCTCTGGTCGAGGGCGACGTTTTGTTTGATCAGTTCTTCTTTGGCTGCGCGCACGTTGTCGCGCAGCTTCTGCATCTGGCCGGCCTGGGCGCGCGTGGGGGCGCCGCTGGCGGCGAGCTTGGCCCCGAGCTGCTGGGCGGCGCCCTGGGCTTGCTGCAGGCGCTCGGCGGCGCTCTGGGCCTCGGTCTTGAGGAGGCGGAAGTTTTCGATGGCGCCTTGTTTGGCGCCGAGTTCGCGCAGGGCGGCGGCGCTGGCTTCTGCCTGGACTTTGAGGTCGCCCTCCAGGGTGTTGGCGAGGCCTTCGAGCTGGGTGGCCAGGGCGTTGACGTCGCTCCCGCCGGATACGGCGGCTTCGATGTCGTACCGGATCTTTGGGTTGGTGGCCATGGCGGAGGGGGTGGGCGGTGCGGTGAGGCTGGTTGGGGCGGGCGCTGTGGGCTTTTTTCGTGGGCGGCTGGGGGTTGGCTAGCCGGCCATGAAAAAAGCCCGCTGGGGGGCGGGCTTTTTCTGGGCTGGGCGCTGGGCGCTCAGGTGTTGGCGGTCTGGGGGAAGCGGACTTCGTAGCCTTCGGTCTTGCCGGCGGGGGTGACGATCTTGCCGGTGAGGGTGATGTTCACGTACTCGCTGTTGAGGAAGTCGAAGCCGTTGTTGGCGCCGAGCACGCATTCGTGCACGTCGACTTCGAGCGCTTCGCTGTTGACGAGGTTCTGTCCGTCGAAGCGGGCCTGGGCGCGCACCTGGGTGACGCGGCCGCCGAGGATCTTGGTGCCGTCGACGGCGCCATAGGTGCCGGTGACTTTGAGCACGTCGGAGGCGGCGGGGATGCCGGCGGCGCCGGGGATGATGCGGATTTCGCCGCGCAGCCAGTTGACTTCGTAGTGGGTGCCGAGCACGTAGGTGACGGTGTCGCCTGCGTTGGTGACTTCGAAGCCGGCTTCGGCGATGTTGCGCTTGCCCAGGGGGAGCCAGACGCCGACGGCGGCGACGGTGACGTCGACCGCGGCGAGGGAGCCGCTGGACTGGGTGAGGCTTTGCACCAGGCCCTGGAACTGCATGGCCAGCGCTTTGGAGCTGGAGGCGGAGAGTTCGATGGTGAGTTCGGTGGGCTGCGGGATGATGACGCTGGCGCGGGCCTGGCCGTAGTCGAGGTGGGAGCGGCTGGTGCTGGTCTTTTCTTCGAAGTTGGGTTTGATCTCGAACTTGTCGGCGTCGAGGTTTTCACCGAAGCCGTCGTAGGCCTGGGTGACGGAGTTGAAGAGGTTGAGCGAGACGAGGCCGCCTGCGAGGACGGCACGTGCGGTGCTGGACATGGTGGGTTTCCTTCGGGTGGATGGTGGGGTCAGGCGCGCGGGCGGTTGAAGCTCGGTTGCCGGTAGGTGACGGTGTAGGCGCTGAGGACCATGGCGCCCTCGATCAGGGGTTTCTCTAGCTCGGGGGACACTTCGTCTTCTTTGATGAGCACTTCGCGCGCGCCTTCCAGGCTGTTGAGGCCTGGCATGGCTCGGCTGAGCACTTCGGTTGCCACCAGGTGCATGGCGTCGGCGTCGCGGTCGCTCGCGTCGGTGCTGACCATGCTGCCCACGATGATCTGGAAGCTGCGCTGGTCGTCGTTGCCCTTGCGGGCAACGAAGGCATCGCGGCCCCAGAACACGGCCACGACGTAGTCACCCTTTTTGAGGGGGATGGCCACGGGCGGGTTGCGCCGGACGGGCACACCCTGCAGGTCGGGCGCTGTTTCGAGCGCAGTGGCCAGGGTGTTGAAGATGGCCCAGCGCGGGCTGTTGCCGGTGAAGGTGGGCATGGTGGTGGTTACGCTGAAGCGGCTGCTCAGGCGGGGACGAGGTAGGCCTGGCTCTCTGCGCCGTCGTTGATGCGTCGGCCGTCGCGCAGCACGCGCCAGGTGTCGGTTCCGTCGCTCAGGAGGTCGTTCTCCAGCAGCGCGGCGGCTGCGGTGGGGTACTGGATCTCGCGAACGGTGGCCACGGCGTTGTCTTGCAGCAGCTCCTGGTCAACCTCGGAGAGGATGGCCGGGAACTTTTTAACCGGCGAGCTGCCCACGAGCGTGAACTCGTGGGCGAATTCGTCGGTGCTGTAGAACACCGTGGTCAGGTCGTCACCGAACATGGCGGGTGGCTACGCGGTTAAGCGCCGCTTCCGACACCCGCAGACACGGCGGTGTCGATGGGGTCAGTGGCGGGCGCAGATGCGGGCTCGGGCGCTGGAGCCGGGGCCGGAGCTGCGGGGGTCTTTTCGACCTTGTGCGGCTCGATGGCTCCGGCCGCCAGCAGCGGGGCGGCGGCTTTGGTGCTGAGTTCCAGCACCTCGCCCGCCATCACCCGGCGCCTGGCGTCGAGCTTGACGCGCATGGTGGTGATGTAGCTGGGCATGATCAGGCGGCGGCGGCTTTGAAGATGAAGCCAGCCGAGGCGCCGACGAGCGCGGGGGCGCGGGCGTCGTTGACCGGGTTGACCCAGCTGTTGGCGTTGCGGTCTTCGTAGCCCTCTTCCACCGCCGGGCGGCCCTGCAGCTGGTAGGTGTAGCCGTAGTTCGGGCTGCCCATTTCGGCCAGGCTGGCGGGGGTGGCGTAGGCGAGGATGGCGTCTTTGCCCCAGACGTCCTGGAACTGGGTGCCGTCGTGGTAGACGGCTTCGCCTTCGACGATCTGCGCGATCTCGAACAGCGCAGCGAGTTGGGCCAAGCTGGCGGGCGGGCGGTCTTCGGTGTTGCTCAGGCGGTCGAGGATCTTGGGGTGGTTGCGCAGCGCGGTCAGCACCTTGGGGCCCAGGGTCAGCACGTTGGGGCGCTCGCCGATCTGCTGGCGAATCACTTCCTTCGCGTCGAACACATCACCGATCGGGTCGCTTGTGGGGTCGGACCACTGGCCGGTGCCGGACAGGGTTTCTTTGTTGGTGCTGGCGTATTTGTCGGCATCTCTGGCGAGGTCGGCGGCTTGCTTCTCGCGCTCCAGGGCCATGACGTTTTGCACCTTGCGGATGCTCATGGCCACCAGGTCGATGCCGGGAACGGCGCCGGCCTCTTCCTGGATCTCCCAGGGGGTGATGGCTTCGAGGCGGTAGTCCACCAGCGAGTAGTTGCCGCTGGCGTAGCCGAACTGCACGCGCTTGGTGTTGCTGCCGGGGGCGCGCACGGTGCTGACGAGCTTGAAGTCATCGGGGCCGAAGCTGATGATCTTGCCGGCGCGCTGCGCAACGGTGACGAGCGGGAACAGGATGTTGGCGATGGCGGCTTTCGGGCTGCGGAAGCCGCGGGCGATTTCGGTGAGGATCGGGTCGATGACGCGGGCCTGGCCGGGGGTCATTTGGTTCATGTCGGGTTCTCCGTTTCAGGTGTTGGGGGTGGGGTCAGGCGGCGGTGACGAGCACGCCGGACGAAGGCACGAGCAGCACTTCGACGAGCTGGCCGTCGGCGGCGGCGGCTTCCATGGAGCGGGCGACGGCGTGTTTGTCGCCGTCGGCGTCGTGGGCGATGAGCTTGCCGTCGGTGCCGACCATGAGGGCGACGTCTTTGCTGAAGGCGGCGCCGGCGGTGGCGGTGGCGGTGCCCTGCACGTCGACGGGGGTCGGGTCGCCGATGGCGGCGTCACTGCGGGTGATGCCGAAGGCGAGGCCGCCGGCCGCGGGGTAGGCACCGGCCTGGTTGACAGCTCGGCCGTTTTCCAGCGCGGCCGTGGCGATGACGGTGAGGCACAGGATGGAGAGAGAGGGGTTCATGTCTGGGACTCCTGGGAGTGATGGTGTGGGTGGATCAGGCGGCGAAGCCCAGCTTCTTCATCGCGGCGATGAAGTCGACCTTGTGCTCGGCGGCGTAGGCCTTGGCCTGGGCGACCTGCTCGGTCTTGGTTGGGGCCTTGTCGCTCGGGGCGGCGGCGGTCTTGGCGGGCTGGGGCGCGTCGTCTTCGACGAAGGCTTTGCCGCGGGCTTCGACGGCGGCGCGCTCGGCGGCGAGCACGGCCATGGCGGCTTCGGGGCCGGTGGTCTTGCCGTCGGTGGCGAGTTTGTCGATGAGGGCTTCGTGGCCTTTCATCGACTGGGCGCGCACGCTGGCGACGCGGGCGGTTTCGGCCTGGGCGCCGGCGGCGCGGGCTTCGGCCTGGATTTGGGCGAGCAGTTCGGGGTGCTGCTCCGCCAGGGTCTTGATGTCCATGGGGGTTCCTTTGGGGGTTTCGGTTTCAGGGGTTTCGAGCAGCACCGGCTCGGGTTGCGTGTTGCCTTGGGACTGCACACCGGCAGACTCCACGGCGGGGTTTCCATCGGACGGCACACCGGCCGTCGCGTTGGAGAGGGCGCCCAGCGCGAACACGGCTTTGCTGCGCGTGGCGAACTGGGCGGGGTTGGTGGCCATTCGTTCGACGACGTCGTCGAGCGAGGCGAAGCCGTCGGCGAGCCCGGCGTCAATGGCTTGCTGGCCGATGAAGACGCGGCCGTCGGCCATGCGCTCCAGCACGGTCTCGGGCTTGGTGCCGCGGTATTGGGCGACGGCGTCGACGAAGGTGGTGTAGTGGTGGTCGAGCTGGGCTTCGAGGTAGGCCATGTATTCGGCGCTGGGGGCCTGGCCGTTGAGCGATGGCCGCTTGTATTTGCCGCGGGCGAACTCCATGACGCCGGGCTCTGTCTGCTCCATCGACATGCGGGAATAGATGCCGATGCTGCCGGCGTTGACGGCGGGTCCGGTGAGGAAGATGGTATTGGTGGCGGCGGCGGCGAGGTAGCCGGCGGAGGCGACGTTGCCGTCGCTGACGGTGACGATGGGCTTGACCTTGCCGGCTTCGTGAAGCAGGGCTGCGTATTCGTACATGCCGAAGACGCTGCCGCCGGGGGTGTCTGCGTATTGCACGATGGACTTGACGCGGCTGTCTGCCAGGGCGCCCTGCACTTGCTGGGCGAGCATCTGGTAGCTCGCGCCGCCAGAGATGGCGGTGAAGAGGTTGGCCTTGGGGGCGAGCACGCCTTCGACGGGCAGAACGGCGACACCGTTGCGCACTTCGTAGCGCACGGCTTCGCTGTTGAGCGGGCGGCCGAGGCGGGCTTCGACGGCGGCGAGGTCGATCTTTTCGCCTTTGAGGTGGGTGGCATAGATGGCCTGAATCTCGCGCAGGCTGGCGGGCAGGATGGCCCAGGGCGAGGTGAGCAGTTCGGTGAGTTTCATGCGGGGGTGTCCTCGGGTTCGCGCGTCTGCGGCGGCTGCGCACCGGCCTGCGGCGCGGCGGCGGCGCCGGCCTTGGGAACGGGCAGCAGGCCGGCTTTGCTCAGGCGCTGGTGTTCGGCGAGCTTCTGGTCGAAGGTGGCGTTCCAGTCGGTGCCGCCGAGTTCCCACTCGGCGCGCTCGCGGGTCATGAGGCGGGCGTCGATGGCCGAGGTGTAGGCCGCGACCTCGTCTTTGGGGTTGATGCTGCCCATGCTGTCGCCAGGCCAGGCGCTGCGGGTGTAGGCCCAGCGCATGAGGGGGTCGGAGAAAAAGCCGGGGGCGCTGATGCGGCCGAGGTAGACGGCTTCGGCCATCCAGGTCTCGACGATGGGCTGGCAGAAGCTGAGGCCGGCCCAGAAGCGTTCGCTGCGGAAGTGGACCCAGGCGTCGAGCAGGGCGGCTTTGCTGGCGCTGTAGCTGCTGTTGAATTGCTTGAGCAGGACTTCGCGCGGGATGCCGAGGCCCATGCCCATCAAGCCGACGAGCATGTGGATGAAGCCTTCGGCGTTGGGGTTGGGGCGCTTGGGGTCGGCGAAGGTGGCTTTTTCGCCTTTGGCGAGGCCGAGCACGGCGCCCATGCCGAGGCCGATTTCGTCGCTGGCGGCGGAGCCGGTGCCTGCGCCGCCACCGTCAGCGCCGAAGACGGGGGCGGTGTTGCCGCTTTCGGTTTCGATCAGGACGGTGAAGAAGGCGTTGAGCACGGCGGCGTTGACTTCGGCTTCGGTGAAGCGGCCGCACTGCTTGATGAGGTCAACGATGGGCGCCAGGTAGGGCACGCCGCGCGGCTGGCCGGGGCGGTTTTTCTTGTAGTGGTGCAGCAGGCGGCGGCGGCCGCTGTCGCCCTGGAAGTTGACCCATTCGCCGGCGTACATGCTGCCGGCCTTGGGGGCGTAGCCGCCGCCGGGGTGGCGGTCGTAGATGTGGGCGGCAAGGGGGCGGCCACCGGGGCCGAACTGGATGCCGCCGGCGATGGCGTCGGTGTCCATCTGGCCGAGGGGGTTACCCACGCGGTCCGCTTCGATGAGCTGGAAGCGCAGGCCGTAGGGCTGCATGCGGGTGCGCGGGGCGGTGGGCAGCAGGGTGAAGATGTCGCCGCTTTCTTTGGCGCCGCGCACGGCGGTGCCTTGCGCCTGGTAGAAGTTTTGTTCGCCGGTGAGGTCGCAGGCCTGGGGGTCGTCGGCCCAGAGGCTGAACTCGGCCTGGACGTGGGATTTCCACTCTGCGGCCTGGTCGGCGGACCAGCCGAGCACGCGGCGGTCGGGCGTGGCGACGTAGGCGAGGCCTGTTCCGATGATGCGGTCGACCGACGTGTTGATGGCGCCGGCGGCGATGGGGTTGGTGCGGGTGAGTTCGCGCGAGGCGCCGCGCTGGGTGCCGAGCTGGGGCAGGGTGTCGCGGGCAGCGCTGCGGGCGAAGGGGTTCCACCAGCGGGTGCCGGCGCCGCTGCCGCTGGTGCCGCCGCCGGGGCCGGGGGTGCCGGTGGAGGCTTCGATGGCCATGGCTTCGAAGGCGTCGACCTGGGCGCGGGCTTTGACGCGCGAGGCGACGGCCTGCGGCGCGAAGGGCAGCAGAGCTTTGTCGATGAGGTTCATCATGAGCGGGTGAGCCTCGGTGATCAGCCCATGGGCCGCAGGTAGCGAAGGCGGCGGGCGCCGGTGTTCGCTGGGTTGTCGGGGGCGGCGGCGATCAGGGCGTTGATCTTGGTGATTTCGTCGCGCACGTCGGCGAGGTCGGCGCGGCGGTTTTTGCGGGCGTTGCCGCCCTGCCCTACGGTGTATTCCTGGCTCTGCAGGATCTTGCTTTCAGCGGCGAGGTATTCGCCCAGGCGCTGGATGAGTTGGGCGTAGGTCATGCGCGGCGGCTCGCGATCTCGGCCGCTGCGCGGCTGAATTCAATGGGGAACTGGGCGCGGGTGAAGCGCTCGGAGACGCCGGTGAAGTCGAGGCGCTGGCGGTAGACGGGCTGTTTGGCGGTGAAGATGAGCACGGGTTTGATGCCGCGGCCTTCACGGCGGTAGATGCCGGGGGTGAGGCGGCTTTTTTCGACTTTGTTGACGCCGCCGACGATGCGCTGGGTGAAGGAGGTGACGGCGAAGTACGGCGCGTTTTTGGCGTTGCGGCGGCTGCGGGCGCTGGTGGTCTTGCGCTGGGCGGGGTCGAAGGCGCTGCGGGTGGCGGTGAGGATGCGCTGCATCTCGCCGCGTTTGAAGTTGCCGTCAGCGTCGAGCGCGGCGCCCTGGCCGGGCATGGCGCGCCAGCCGGCGGGCAGGATGCCGGCGTAGCGCAGGGAGCGCTCGAAGCGTTTCTCTTTGCGCGGGCCGCCTTCGACTTCGGGCAGCAGGTAATCCTCTGGCCGGGTGCCGTTGTTGGGGGCGTCGTCTTTGACCCAGACGCGGGCGGAGAGCGTGTCTTTGGTGGCGGGGAGCACGCGCAGGCTGTTGAGCGTCCAGCGGGTGGGGCCGCTGAAGACGCGGCGCATTTCGTCGGGCAGTTCTTTGGTGGCGAGGGCGCGGGCGGTGCGGGTGAGCGCGGTGGATGCGGCGTAGGGCAGCACGCGCTCGGGAATGTCTCGCATGCTCGCCGCGGCCAGGGTGAGATCGCCCTTGGATTTGGTGATGTTGAGCATGGGGTGGGGTACGCTGCTGCCGCTGCGAGCCGCCAAAACAAAGGCCCCAGAACCTTGCGGAACTGGGGCCTTTTTGCCCTTCGTGGGCTTCGCGGCTGGGCTGCGGTTTATGCGTTACATGGTGTTGGCGGACTTGGTAGACGTATAGGAAAGTGGGGGTATTTTGGGGTGTTGTGTCACCTGTTGTCGACCGGTTTGTTGTCACCTCTGGAGGTGACATCTTTTGGGTTGACGGGGTTTGAGTGGAGGTGTATTTGAGAGCCGTGCCTTACCGAGTCCACCACTTGGCAATCTTGCGCTTCCCTTTGAAACGGCGGCGCCTCACCACATCAACAACAGACACCGCACAAACGGAAAAATGCATTCCAGGCGGCGGCGTTTCGGTAAAGGTGATCGTCCCTTTTTTGAAATCGACAACGTGTGGAATGTTTGGCGTTACCACCACGCCTTGATTGATGGTCGACATGTTGCTATTCCTCCGCCCGGTGCGGAAGTGCATCACCCGCCCCCACGTTCTCGGCTTCGATGTGCCTGGCGGCGATGACGACGCGCTGGCCGAAGGCGCGCAGGAGACGGTAGAAGTGCTGGCGGCTGATGCCGAGCACTGCGGAGGTGGCTTTGATGTGGGTGACGCGGTGGCCGTAGTAGGCCATGAAGACCTGGTAATCGAGGGCGTCGCGCGGCTGGCCCTGGATGGCGAGGTGCAGCGCGGGCATGAAGGTGTTGCACTTGGCGTCTGGCGGGGAGCGCATGGGGCGGCTGCTGCCGCGCATCTTGCCGAGGATGTTGCCGCCGCTCTGGGGCGGAGCGAAGAAGCGGCGGGTGCGACTCCAGGTGCTCCAGGCTTCGAAGAGTTCGTGCAGGTCGTCGTCGCCGCCATCGATGTCGAGGCGGTCGTCGTCGGTTTCCGCGGGGGCGGCGGCGGCGAGGCGGGTGGCGTTGTCGTTGGTCATTGGATTCCTCGGTTGATGATTCGGCGGCGGCTGGAGGGGGCCTGCAGGAGCGTGGCCATGGGGATGGGTTGCGGGGTCGGCGGGGTCTTGGCGGCCTGTTGGGCGGGTGGATGTGTATCCACGGGCTTGGCGGCGACCATTTGCCCGGCTTCGGGAAGATGGTCTGGGGCGGACGGGTAGGCTGGCGCTGGGGCGGGAAATATCTCGCCGGTTTCTGGGTCGATGTGCTCAGCGGGCGGCAGCGCTGGCGGGTCGGCCTGGGGCGCGAAGAGGTCACCGGTGGGCGGGATGAGCTTGGCGCGCAGGCTGGCCCAGTCGAGGGCGCTCCATTTGTGCAGGCCGAGTTTGTAGGCCATGGCGAGGTTGTAGACGGATAGGTCGGTGGCTTCGTTGCGCACGCCGGGGGCGTTGATCCACTTGCGCACGGCGCGGCCGCCGCGGTAGACGGTGACCATGCGTTCGGCGACGAGCTGGTCGAACCACTGGTCGTCGATGCCCTGGGGGAAGTGCATGGCGCCGGGGCCGTCGGTGAGCTTCATGCGGTCGAGCAGCAGGTAGTCTTTGGCGACGTCGGTGCCGACTTCCCAGAGTTCGACGCCGCCTGGTGCCTTGGTGCCGGCCCATTCGATGTCGACCTTTTTGGGCATGGTACCGATGATGGGGCGGTTGGGCCGGGTGGCGCCGTGCAGCACGACGCAGTGCAGGCCTCTGCGTGCGGCGCCGTAGTTGTAGACGTCCTGGGTGTTGGCGCCGCCGGCATCGATGCCGTATGCGCTGAGCATGAGGGGCCTGCCGCTGGCGTGCAGCAGGGGTGTGCGGCGGATCTCGTCGATGCGGTTGAACGGGCTGCCCATTGAGCCGGGCGCGATCGATGGCGAGCCGTGCACTTTGTCGTAGTCGAGGACCCAGTGTTCCATGCCGGGGCCCCAGGCTTCGATCTGGTACTCGAGGCGGTCGCCCTGGGTGTCGACGGCCATGGTGACAACGAGGGCGCGGTCGGGGATGACGCGCATGGGGTATGGCTCGGCGCGGGCGCGCAGCTGGTCGGCGGTGCTGGTGGCTTCGCTGTTGTCGTAGCTGAGGCCGAGGCGGGTGTTGTAGAACACCTTCATGGCTTCGTGGTCGCCGCGCTGCAGGCGGTCTTTGGCGCGGGCGTACTGGCGGGCGAGGCTGAGCCAGGTGATGGCGCCGACGGGCATGTAGAAGGCGGAGAGGCTGAACGACACGGTTTCGCCGTCGCCTGGCGCGGTGGCCACCCAGCGGGCGAGGCCGCCGGCGTCCACGTCGGGGAACATGGATGTCTTGTGGTGCTCTTCGATCACGCACCCTTTTTCAGGGCAGGTGAACCAGGCGCGGTCCATGTAGCCGGTGTCGGGGTCGCGCTGGTAGTGGAAGTTGTCCAGCGTCAGCTCGTGCAGGTGGCCGCAGTGCGGGCATGGCACGTGGTAGACCTCCTGGGTGCCCATGCTGTGCAGCTCGTCGATTTTCGAGACGCCTTTGATGGACGGGCTGGAGGTGTAGAAGAACTTGGCGTCGTTTTCGTATTGGGTGGCGCGGGCTTCGGCGATCTCGACGGGGTCGCCTTCGCCGTCGACGCTGAGTTCGGCCCGGTCGATTTCGTCGAAGTAGATGTAGGGCGCCGAGACTTCGGCCAGGTTGGCCGCCGAGCCGGCGGTGTTCATGTAGAGGGTGGCGTCGCCTGCGAAGTCTTTGGCCTGGACGGTGTTGCGGCTGTCGCGGCTCTTGGCGGCCGAGACGCGCTCGCGCAGCTCGGGCACGTTGCGGATCATGGTCGACACGCGGGCACTGAAGCGCTTGACCAGGGTGTCGGTGGGCTCCAGGGCGAGGATGTTGCGCGGCCGGCGGTGGATGATGGCGCCGATCCAGTTCAAGGCCGTCTGGGTCTTGAACATCTGCGAGGCAACCCGGGCCACGACGCGCTTGCAGGGGTGCGATGGCGAGAGCACCTGGTGCACGCGGCGGGCTGGGTAGCTGTGATCGAAGCGGAAGTCGCCCGGCTTGGGGCCTGACTTGGGCAGCTTCATGAACTCTTCAGCCCACTCGTCGACGCGCAGCTCGGGATCTGGGCGTGCGGCCTCGATCGCGGTGCGAACGACCAGGTCGTAGCCGTCGGCCAGATTCACGGCTGACCCTCCGGCGGCGGCGGCAGGCGCTGCAGCATCTGCTCTTCCCAGCCTTCGAATGCCTTTCGCAGCTCTTCGCTGATCACGTGCTCGATGTCCCGCGCCTCGGCCAGGCCGATGCACTTCGGGGCTGCGCGCTGGCCCACGGCCATGGCTTTGTCGCGCAGCGCCCGAAAGGCGTCGAAGACCGCGCGGTCAACCCGCTTGCGCTCGACCAGCAGGCCCTCGGCCACCATGTTGTCGCGCTGCTTTTTCTTCAGATCCTCTTTGGCTTCCAGGGCACGGTAGTGCGAGTAGCCGGTGTCAGCGGATGCAGCCGACCCGGATTCTGGCGCTACGGGCGTTTCTGAGCCGGCGCCAGTACCTGCGCCCTCACCCGTCGCGTTCGTCGCCCCAGCGCGGCCGCTGTCGGCCCGGGCGCGGGTGTTTTGTGCCCACTGGATGTCGGCGACCGCGGGGTCGATGCGATTGCGGCCGTTCTCGCCCGGGATGGCGGAGATCCGAGATTCTGCAATCGCCTTGCGCACGGCCTTCTCGTCGCAACCGCGGTGGCGGGCGTACTGGGCGACGGTCATGAGCTGCACCGCCATCGATCAGGCCCCCGCCTGGCGGCCAACGGCTTGTACAGCACCCGCCAAAGCCGGACAACCAGCAGGCCCCGGACCGATTCCCGGACTTTGCTCCAAGCCAGCCACTGGCGCGCGTGCGGGGGCCGAATTACCCGGGTGGGTTTGGGCTGGGGGAGTACCTATAGGGGGGGGTGCTACATGCTTTTCGGCTTGTGCCCCATAAGGTTGTGCTGCACAACCCCAGGGCGACGGCAAGCCGACCGAGCGGCCGGCCTCTTCGGCGTGGAAGGTGCAGCGGTTGGCGTTGCGCACCAGCCAGCGGGCGGCGGCGGCTTCGCCCTGCTCTTCCAGAACCTGAGCATGTTCGCGTCGAGCCTGTTGAGCCTTCGCCATGGCTGCGTTCACGTCGACAAACTGGCCGTCATAGGCAGCGCGGCACAGATCGATGAAGGCAGCGACATCTGGCATGGCCTGCCTGCGTGTGGATACGCCCGCCACGGCCCCGGAATCGGGCGCTGGTGCGCCTTCTGGCTGCTGGGTGGTGGGGTTGCCCATCCTGTTTCCTTTTTTCTTTCGAAGAAGAAGAGAGAGAGTTACGCGGTTACGCGCGCGCGTAACCGTGAAACCCGCAGCCTGCCTAGCGAGTTGCACGGTTACGCGGTTACACCCCCATGCGCACCCACATGTGTGTGCGCAGGCACGCACGCGCCCGCCTGCACGCACACACGCACATGTATAGGGGGTGCGCGTAACCGCGTAACCGCCTAACTTCCCGCGCCGTTGCTGGGTTTCGGAGTTACACCCCCGCGTAACCGCGTAACTCGTGAATGTCATTCGCCCTCTCCTTCGCCGACACTTGATCCACCCGGGGACGGGGGTTTCCCATCCTTGGACCAACCGAGGTACTTGCGCAGCAGCGGTTCGAACATGTCAACGCACTCGGTGGCCCATGCCCCCTGCGTCAATGGCAGGCCTGTTTCGTCATATCGCTTGGCAATGGCGTCGTCGGGGTCAAGCACCAGGAACATGCGCTCCACCTTTTTGGCCCCCTCGCTCTCCAGCTTCATGGGCTTCACGCGGGCCGGCGGCCGTGTGTCTGTGGCCTGGTTCTCGCTGAAGCGGCACACCGTGGGCGTGAACTGCTCTCTCTTGAATGGATACCGGTCGCCCGTGCGGGCGCACCACTTGGTGTAGGCCCGGTACACCTGCCCCATGCTGCAGGTGTAGTAGGGCAGATCCAACTCGCCATTGGCCCACTCCCACCAGAACTGTTCCGGGCTCTTGCGGTTGAGCGTGATGAGGTTAGTTTTGGCCTCGGTGAACGGCGCCGGGCTGTAGGGGTCGAAGTCATCAAGCGGATACGCCAGCAGGTAGGCCAAGAAGGCCTCGGTGCCGCCGTTCTTGCGCCACTCCCCCAGCGCCTTATAGAACTCGAATTCCTTCGCCCTGGGCGTGTACACCACCAGGTAGCGCCGGTCGCTGTTGTCCAGCGCCAGCGGCTGCAGCTCGTTGGACAGGAAGACGATGTTGATGTGGTTCGCTTCCTCGCGCCGGGGCAGGTTCTTCGGGTTGATCTGCACCGTGGGCGATGTGATCAGCGCCTTGAGCCGGTTTTTGTTGTGCACCAGCTCGGCTCGGCTCGACACTTCGTCGCCCACCACGAACAGCTTGCACGAGCGCCAGTCGTTGAACTTGTCTTCCAGCTCGTCCTGGCCGACCAGCGCGCCATACTTGCCGTAGATGCTCACCACCGTGTCGAACAGGAAGTTCTTACCCGCGCCCTCGTCGCCGTGCATGATGACCGAGGTGCGCATCTTGGCGCCCGGGTGCTGCAGCGGGTAGGCCAGCCAGCACAGCAGCCAGTGCATGATGGCGTCGCAGTCGTCGGCGTTGTCACTGGCCCGGCTCACCAGGAAGCGCACCAGGTCCAGCATCGGCGCCACATCGCCCTCCACCGGCTCCATGGCCAGGCCGTGGTACAGGTTGACGCAGCGTTCATCACATGTCTCGGTCGGGTCAAACACCACGTCGGTCGGCAGCACCGTGCGCCGGCGCTCGCTGCCCTTCCACAGCCGCACCATTTCAGACCCATGGGCGTGGCCCATGTTCGCGATCTTCATGATCATGCGCTGCGTGCCGTCCCACACCGTGTCGGTACCGTAGATCAGCGCGAAGTGTTCGGCCAGCAAGTTGAACTTGCCCCAGTCCACCGTTTTCTCGGCCTTCCTGGGCTTGCCAGTGGCCTTGCCGTCGGAAGATTCGCCACCGGCGCCGGGCTCTCCCCCATCCCCCGATGGTTGCGCAACTGCGCTATTTTGGGGGGAGGGGGGAGGCGTCGATGCAGCCGCGATGCCTTCCTCAACAGCCTTGCGCCAAGCCGCCGCTTCCGCCAGCGAGACAACGTTATCGTGCGGCGCTGGCGCGCCGTGGGCTGACGACGGCGAAGGCGATGCCGCACCTGCGGCATCGAGCGCCTGCGGCGCCTGTTCGCCGCTGGCGTTGGCCGGCTGGGTGGGATCGGGTGGCGGGGGAAGCGTCGGCTCAACCATACACACGCCCCATCACGTTGATCACGCCGTCGAGCTGGCGCTGCACCACGTCCAGCCCGGCCAGCACATGCAGGTCATTGAAGTCCGTGTCTTTCTCGCCCCGATCGAGGCCGAACACCGGGTAAACGAAATCGCAGCCCGGCACCAACCGCGCCACCTTCTTGGCGGCCGTGCGGCCCGGGTTCGAGAGCGCGCCCGTGCGCTTGTCCTTCGTGCGCCAGTCGTCATCGGCGCAGATCAGAATGCGGTGGGTCGAGGGGTACAGGGCATGCAGCAGCGGAACCACGTGCGCCAGGTTGCCCGCGTCAAACGCCACGAACACCGGCAGGCGGTGGCCCGTGGCCATGCGGATCGTCAGGCCCGTGGCATACCCCTCGCACACCAGCAGCAGATTCAAGGGCGCGCCCTCCACCTCACCCAGCCGCACACAGCAGCCCGGCTTGTCGAACCCGCGCAGGTAGATCTTCGCGCCATCGGGGCGAATGAACTGCAGCCCGCGCAAGGCCTGATCCTTCGGGTAGTCCAGGCGCACCAGCGGCAGCACCAGCGTGCCCCCCACCAGTCGCACCACCGTGTCGTCATCGCCGGGGCGCTCGGCTGGCCAGCGCAGCACCAGCTGCTCGCGCAGCCAGCGGCAGGCCTCCGGCTTCACCCGCTTGCGCTCCAGGTACGGCGAGGCCACGCCCTCCTTCACACCCTGGCGCCAGATCGTGATCGCCTCAGCCGCAGCGTTGGCTATCTCCGCCTGGCGCTCGGCAGCGGCCCGGGCCTGGGCGACGGCGCGGTCGGCCTGCTGGCGGGCGCGCTCGGCCTCCCCCATCGGCTTCCAGTCGATCGCCACCTTTTCAAAGCTGCCGCCGCTGCGGTAGGTGCCGAAATAGCCGGTGAGGAACACGCCGCCCGCCGTGGGGTGGAACTCGTGCAGCTTGTAAAAATCTTTGCCCCCTTGCCCGCAGGTGACCCGCTTGTCCAGCCGCTTGGGGAAAGCGCCCAGGTCCTTGTCCTTGAGCACGATGCCGAACTGCTCCATCTGAGCCAGCACCTGGTGGAAGTTCTCGTAACCCGACATCAGGCAACGCCCCCCGTCAACACCCGGCGCAGCGCCGCGTTCTCTTCCATCGCCAGGCGCAGGCGGCGCTCTGTCTCGCTCTCCACCCGGCGCATCGCGTGCAAGTCCCAGCCGCGCCGGTGGTTCATCCACAGCACCGGCGCGTCATTGCCGCAGCGGTCCATCACCGCCTCCAGCTTCGGCCAGTTCACACCCTCCTGCCCGCTCTGCCAGCGGCTGAACTGCGCCTTGTCCAGCTTCAGATCCGCCTGCACCTGCTTGGGCTCCAGGCCCGCCAGCTCAAGGCACAAATCAATCGACGCGCCCAGACTGGGCTTTCGGATCACCTCGGCGGGCGACACATGTACAGGGATGCCGAGCTGGTGCATTTCAGTGCCTCTCAACTTTGTTGAGTGGTGTTGAGAGGCATGGATCGGCAAAAATTTTTGCCATGGACCAACGCCACCAACACCCCCGGAATAGAAAACCCGCCGACCGCGCACAAGGCTCTGGTGGTCAGGGAGGAAAACCCACCCTGTGCGCGGTCACCGCTGGCAGCAGCGGCACCGTGGCGGAAACTGGCGGGCCTGCCCTGCCCGGTACCATGAGCGCTCTCACACAACCCACAGCACCGAAAGGACAGACCCATGAACGAAAACACGACGCCCCAGCCCTTGCCAGCCGACGCGGAAAGCATCAACGCCATCGTCGACGCGCTCGGAGCGCTGGTGATATGCCTGGCCAAACAAATGCCCGCCGAAGCCAAAGACGCGCTCGCGAGCGACCTGGCCCGGCTGTCGGCGACAGCAACCGCAACCGGCAAAACGGCTGTTGGCAGACTCATGGGCGACCTCAGTCGAGCGGCTGCGGCGTAACCACGAACGTCCTGGACTCGTGCCAGGCGTCGAACTTGCTCCAAAGTTCGTTGCGCGGGTCGATCCAGAGCTGCGCAGACAAGCGGTCAGCACCCACATCAACACCAGCAACGACCACCGAAGGGGTGGCCGAAGCTGCAGCCGCTGCGGTGCCCAACGGCAGCGACAGCAAGCCCAAGAGAACGCGACGGCGGGAGATTTCTGGCTTATGCAGCATGTTGGGCAACCTCTGGGTATTCGGTGGGGGTGGTGGCGGCGTCATTCACGGCCAGCTCGGGCCAGATGCGGCGCCAGTCGTTGGGAAACAGCTGCTGGCGCGTCAAGGCGCCAGCGCTGAACGCCTCAATGGCAGCGCCGTGCTCAAACGGGATCGGGCGTTCGCCCGTCGCCATCTTGTTCACGAACGACGGAACCACGTGCAGGTGCTGAGCCAGCCGCAAGGACCGACCGCGCTCTGCCGCCAACCATGATTTGAGAATTTCCATGACCGCTATTGTATTCCCCGCCGGGGAAACATTGTCAAGACCCATCGGGGAATTTCTTTTTCCCCGCTATTCGCTTGCAATCCTTGCTATGAAAACCGTCGAGGAAACCCGTCGCGAGCGCCTCAAAATCCTGGTGGAAAGGCACGGGGGAGACAAGGATGGCATGGCGAACCTGTGCGAAGCCCTGGGCTACGCTCGGAACAACACCGCCGGTCTCACCCGCATCCTCAACGCCAACATCCGCCACGACCGCGACGGCGAGGCCTACGAAATGGGCAGCAAAAAGGCTCGGGAGATCGAGAACACCCTCAAACTTCCCCAGGGCTGGATGGACACTCCGCCCACCTATTCCGAGCTGAACGGCTCCACAGACCCGCTCAGCAAGGCGCTAGACATCATGACTGCCATGGAGCCGGAGGCGCGCTACCAGGCGCTCCGGTTACTTGATGCGCTTGCACAACCACCACAATCCAACGGCACCCACGGCAACAAACACTGACATCGCGCCGCCGTCAGCCCGAGACAGGGAAGCCGCCAACGCGCCACAATATGGTTCAACAAGGGAGGAACCATGAAATACCTGATCACAGCCGCGCTTCTACTCACCAGCCTGCAAGCCGAAGCCATCAACAAATGCACGGGTGCAGATGGTTCAACCGTCTTTCAGGATGCCCCGTGTGTGGGCAAGGGCGGCGCCATCGATGTACGCCCAGCTGCCGGCCACGCAAAGCCGAACGCAGCGCCACTAGACGGGGTCCAGACACAAACCGAAGCGCAGCGGATCGAGGCCAATGTGACCGCCAGCCAGAAAGAGCGCCGCCTACGGGAGTTGACGCTCAGACTGATCCCAGGTGCCGATGCAGCCGTTGAAAGAAACCTCGCCAATTGCAGGATCGAGCAGGCACGCATTGAGCGCGACCAGTTCGCCTACGTGCAGAACTTGTTCGGCAAAACCCATGCAGCCCAGAAAGCCGCCGAGCTGGCCGCCTCCACCGCCAGGTGCGACACCCAAGATCGCGATCTGCGCGCCAAAGCCGACCGCCTGAGGGACGAGTGCAAGCAGCTCGGCGGCTGCAAATAACCCCAGCAGCACCTCGCTGGCCGCCATTTGGCGGCTTTTTTTCGTCCGTAAAAACCGATTCAGATCCCCGACGGGTCGCTTTTTTGCACAAACTTTCCCCGCCGGGTATTGACATGCATTCCCCGCCGGGGAAATAATCACCTCCACGCCCAACCCCGGGCGGTTCATGGAGGTCACATGGCAAAGCACCACCCACCGTTCCCGCTGCGGCCGCTCGCCGGGCAGTACATAAAGTTCATCATCCCCTATCGGCTGCTCGCTGCCGACGCGGCCATGAGCCGCATGGTCTCTCTCACGAATTCCGCTGCGAAGCGCTCCAAGACCGGCACCAGCGGCACCGAAGACGCCCTCTGGGTTGCAATGTCCGCCCTGCAAGATCGCATCATGCAAGAGGCGGCTTCTGCGCTCCGCGCTGGTGAGCTGCTGCTCTGCTGGCACGGAACAAAAGCAACCGCCATCGGGCAGGTGCATGCCGCATGAAGCGCATCACCATCACCGTGCGCCCCGCCGGCCTGCCCGCTTACCGCATCACCGGCCTCTTCGCCAGCACCACCGACGCCGCCCTCTTCGCTATCGACCAGCTCGGTGACCGCGGCGGCAGCATCAGCGCCAAGGTGACCAAGCCATGAGCGCCAGCGCCCACCGCTACACCTGCGACGAGCTGGGCGCCTGCCAGAGCCGCGTGAACCCCTGCGCGGGCTGCAAGCCCTTCGCCCCCGGCGCCATCACCCGCCACGTGCACCCCCAGCGCCGCGCCCTCGCGCGCTGGCTCAGGCGCACCGCCCTTCTCATGTCCCTCGCCGCCGCCGCCGTCGCGCTGGCCGGCATCGTCTACGGAGCCCTTCAATGAGCAAGCCCACCCCGGCGACCGCCCGCGCCAAGCCCATGACCACCGACCCCCTTCGCCTGGACGATGGCATCCCCGTGCTGCGCCTGGTGCACAGCGCCCACGAGCGCCGCAGCACCGAGCCCGTGCCCTTCCAGGCCGTAGCGCCCAGCGCCACCGCGCCGCGCGCCAAGGCGCCCCGCCGACCCATGCCGCCACCACCGCCGCAACCCCGGCAGTCCCTCGCCGCGCTGGCCGTCGCCGCCACCTTCATGGCCGCCATCGTCGGCATCATCGTCATCATCGGCCTGGCGCGCAGCGCCTGAGCCCGCAGGAGCCCGCCATGCAAGCCGCCGGCACCCTCTTCCTCAGCAAGACGCCCCCGCAGACCAGCCGCGCCGCAGACGGCTGCTTCCAGCTCATGCTGTTCGCCGTTGACCGCATCGCCACCCACCAGGTGGAGCGCTGGGTTGTCATCTACCGCGGCCCCGAAGCCGAAGCCTTCTGGGCCGCCCACAGCGACCAGCTGCAGCCCGGGCGCGGCATCAGCCTCACCAGCAACCGCGTGCGCAGCCACGTGCTGGGCCGCAGCGCCCCCGAGATCCACGCCCTGGCCAGCCAGCTGCAGCTGCTCAGCCCGCAGCCGGCCCAGCCCACCGCCACCGAGGCCGCCCACGCATGAGCACCCCCAAACAAAACCACCGGCCCTGGACGCCCACCGAAGTCGACATGCTCCAGCGCGCCTACCCCGACCAGTCCACCGCCGTCGTCGCCGCCGCCCTTGGGCGCTGCATCAAGGCCGTCTACCAGAAGGCCAAAGCCATCGGGCTGCAGAAGTCCAGCGCCTTCCTGGCCAGCGAACGCAGCGGCCGCATCCAGCGCGGCCAGCAACACCCCAGCATGGTCGCCAGCCAGTTCAAGCCCGGGCAACAGCCCTGGAACAAAGGCACCAACTTCATCGCCGGCGGACGCAGCGCAGAAACCCGCTTCCAGAAAGGCCGCAAGCCCAGCGAAGCCCGCAACTACGCGCCCATCGGCAGCTACCGCCTCAACCACGACGGCCACCTCGAACAAAAGATGACCGACGACCCCAGCCTCGCCCCCACGCGCCGCTGGACCCCCGTCTACCGACTGGTCTGGGAGCGCGAACGCGGCCCCATTCCAGCGGGCCACATGGTCACCTTCAAGCCCGGCCAGAAGACCGCCGTGCTCGAACTCATCACCGCCGAGCGCCTGGAGTGCATCAGCCGCGCCGAAAACGCCCGCCGCAACCACCCGGTCACCAAGTCCCCCGAGCTGTTTCGCCTTTACCAGCTCAAGGGCGCCATCACCCGCCAAGTCAACCGCATCACCCATCAAGCCACCCAGCAAGCCCAGGAGCCACAGGCATGACCACCACCGCCACCAACACCCCCCACATTACCCAGCTGCGCGAGCACCTGCTGCAGACCCTCAGCAGCCTGCGCGACCGCAACAACCCCATGGAGCCCGACCGCGCCCGCGCCGTGGCCCAGGTCGCCAGCGTGCTGGTGGACACCGCCAAGGTCGAGGTGGACTACATCAAGGTCACCGGGGCGCCCAAGTCCGACTTCATCGAGCAGCCGGCCAGCCTGCCCGCGCCCAGCGCCAACAACCCCTTTCCGGTCAGCGCCAGCCACCGCCTGGAAGGCTGAGCCATGTCCACCAACCTCACCCCCGCCACCATCGCCGTCTTGAGCCACCTCAAGGTGCACGGCCTCAGCACCCGCAGCCACATCAAGGCCCACGTGCCCGGTCTGCCCGTCAGCACCCTGAACAACCTGCTCACCCTCAAACACATCAGCGTCGACCACACCACCACCAACGAAGCCCGCTACAACATCACCCCGCGCGGCCTCGCCAAGCTCGCAGCGCCCAACATCCCGCTGCCCAAGCCCAAAACCCAGGCCAAAGCCGAAGCCCAGGCCGCCACCGCGCTCGACTCCAACCAGCAGACCGAGCAAAGCATTCTCGACACCCTGCGCCGCGCCACCACGTCCATCACCCTGCCCGAAGTCGCCAAGCGCATGGGCCGCACGCTCGACATCGTGCGCCCCAGCATGACCACGCTCGTGCAGGCCGGCAGCGTGATCGGCAGCAACGGCAAGCCCGCGCGCTACCGCCTGCCCGAGCAGCCGGCCAACCAGCGCGCCCGCACGCGCGGCATCCACAACGCCAGCGCCAGCGGCGACTACCTGGGAGAACAACTGCAGCGCAACCCGGGCATCCGCCCCGAACGCTTCGTCGCCTTCACCCTGCCCAGCCGGGTGGGCAACCGCCTGCACTGGCCTGACGGGCGGGTCACACCTTTTGATCAACACCCTGGCCTGCCGGCCTGATTTTCGAGCGCACCACCACATGACCACCGAAACCCAAGACAACCCCATCACCGCCAACGACCCCGAAGCCGGGTCACACGTGCGCCTGCGCGAACACCTGACCATCCCCGCCGGTGGGCCAGACAAACACGCCGGCATGTACGGCACCATCGCCGGGCGCGACCCGTTCGGCGGCTACCTCATCAAGGTCGGGGCCAAGACCATGCACTACTCGCGCGAAGACTTCCTGGTCGTCGCTGAGCCCAGCGCCGACCAGCTGGCCAGCGCCTTGTTGCGAGACGAGATTGCGTCATTTACCACCGCCCCCGGCGCGTTGCCCGCAGCCACGCACCCCCAGGGCGCCGTGGCCCAGCTGCTCAACGAGCCGCCCCTGGCCGCCATCAACAGCCCGACCAACCCGCGCAAGCGCCGCGGGCTGGACATCGACAGCCTGCGCTCCATGGCCGACAGCATCAAGGCCCACGGCCTCATGCAGCCCATCGTGGTGCGGCCGCTGCCCTGGGAGCGCCTGGAAGAAACCGCCGGCATGGACCCGCGCCCGGCCTACGAGGTGATCGCCGGCGAGCGCCGCTGGCGCGCGGCCCAGCTGGCCGAGCTGGCCGACATGCCCATGCTGCTGCGCCACCTGAGCGACGAGGCCGTGCTGGAGATTCAGCTGGTCGAGAACATCGAGCGCGAAGACCTCGACCCGATGGAAGAGGCCGAAGGCTTCGCCCTGCTGCGCGACAAGCTGGGCTACACCGTTGACCAGATCGCCGAGCGCATGGGCAAAGGCCGCGGCCCGAGCTACGTGCGCAAGCGCATGAAGCTGCTCGACCTCACGCCCGCCAGCCGCGACGCCATGTTCGAAGGCACACTGCAGCTCAGCACCGGCCTGGTGGTGGCCAAGTACCCGGCCGAGATACAGGCCAAGGCCGTGAAGATCATCAAGGGCATGGCCTCCAAGGGCGCCGACGGCCAGCCCGTGCCCGCGCCGTTCCGCACCGTGGTGCTGGAGCTGTACCGCAAGCTCAACACCATCCTCAAGACCGCCGCGTTCGACACGCAAGACCCCGGCCTGGTCATGACGGCCGGCCCCTGCAGCACCTGCCCCAAGCGCACCCGCGCCGACCAGGATCTGTTCGCCGAGTCCACCGACGCGGGCGAAGACAGTTGCCTCGACAGCGCCTGCTGGGAAGCCAAGAAGACCGCCCACGTGCAGCGCATCCGCGCCGACGCCCAGGCGCGCGGCCTGCAGGTGATGGACGAGCACGACGCGGCCAAAGCAGCGCCCAGCCCGTACAGCTCGTTCATCTACGGCTACACCCGCCTGAATGAAACCGCGTACACCGAAACCGGCAACGACGGCGAGGAACGCCAGGTCACCTACGCCGACGCGCTGCGCGCCCAGGGCCGCAAGGCGCCCAAACCCATCGTGTTCATCAACCCGCACACCAGCAAGGCCGAAGAGGTGATCCCGGACGATCTGGCCGACAAGCTCAGGCCCGTGGTCGAGCGCGAGGCCACGCCACCACCAGAGCCCACCCCTGTGCCCGAAGAGCACCGCGCCTTGAAGCACCAAGACGTGCGCCGCGCCCTGTTTTACCGCCTGTTCGACAGCGTTCGCAGCCGCCCGCGCACGGTGGAAGACCTGCGCATGGCCGCCATCGCCATCATGTGCCAGACCGACGACGCACACATCCACGTCGAAGCGTTCATGGGCTGGAGTGAGTCCGTGGACGCAGACGACCCCGAGGAATACCTGCGCGAAAAGATCGAGTCGCTTGACGCCGACCAGCTCGGCCAGGTGATCACCATGGCCGCCATGGAGCAAGCCCTCGACTGGTACACAGGCCACCTGAGAACCGTCGAGCAAGGAGCCGATTTCTTCCAAGCCCAAGGCATCGACATCCTGGCCGTGCGCAACAAGGTGCTGGAAGACCTGGAACGCCAGGCAGCGCACAGCGCCGACGAGGGTGAAGGCGACCCCGATGAATACGCCGAGGAAGACGGCGACGACGACGAAGGAGAGCCGGCATGAACACATCCCTGCTCATGCCTGAAGCCCAAACCGCCGGCCTGCGCGGCCAGCTGCTCGTCATGGCCAGCCTGCTGGAGGAAACCCTACGCGTGGTCAAGAACGTCGAAGCCGAGGGCTGCGACGAAGGCGAGCTGCTGCAGGCCCTGATCAGCAAAGCCGAAGCCGCGATCGCGGCCGTGTTGACCGAGCAGCATGCTGTGCCAGTGGCGGGGGCGCGATCATGAACCAGAAAACCAGCGCCTACGCCCGCAGCCGCGGCCTGACCCGCGTTGCTCCCCAGCTGCGCCGCGTGGCCGTCAAGGCCCTGCAGGGCAACAACGGCCTCACCCGGCACAACGAGGTCAACACCCTCTTCACCGAGGCCGAAATCCAGATGCTGCTGCGCGACCCTCGCGCCGCTCACGAAGCCATGCGCACCGGGCGCGGCACCTACAACGACCTGGTCAGCATCAGCAGCGCGCTGCACAAAGGCGTAGCCATTGAAGACGCGCGCGTCATCGTGCGCGGCTTCGAGCCCATCTACACCGCAGCCGAATCCGCCCTGCGCACCATCGAAGCCCGCGCCACCCGCACCGGCCGCTGGGTGCCCACGGCGCTCTACGCGGCCGAGATCAACGCCATCGACGACCTGCTGTTCGCCTACGAGCAAGCCCTGCGCGTGTGCACCTACGGCGAGTTCTACCAGCGCCAGGCCGTGGCGCTGGCGCGCACCGCGTCAAACGGCAAGCCCGTTTTCACGGTGGGCGATGTGGTGGAGTACCCCGGATCATGATGACCACCACCCTGTTCCTGGAACTGCTGGCCGCGGCCTGCGGCATGGCCGGCGCCCTGGTGCTCGCCCTGAACGGACCGCGCGCCGGGTGGGGGTTCGTGCTCTACCTGGTCAGCAACGCCGCCTGGATCGCAGCGTCGTGGGCGCAAGGCCAGTGGCCCCTGTTCGTGCAACAGATCGTGTTCGCTGCCGTCAGCGTGCTGGGCATCTGGGTGTGGCTGGTCAGGCCGCTAACCAATGAAAGGACCGCATCATGATCGGCACCCAACCCACCGGCGCCGTGCCCGGCGTCGTGATCTCAGCCGTGGCCCACGAAGGCCTGACCGTGACGGTCGACGGCAAGCCCGCCCGACTGGCCATCGTGCTCGATGACGGCACCGTCGTGGCCGCCGGCACCGACGTGGCCAGGGAAGCCCAGGCCGTGGCTGTGAACCTCTACCGGGGGTTCCTCAAGGGGAATGGGCATCTGCGCGTGCTGAGCCCGTCTATTCCGACGGGGAAGCATTGAACACCACCGATGAGCCGCCTGCGGTCGGCTCGATTTAAGAGTTGGGCGAAGGCCCGGAGAGGAACACGATGAACATGATTAGCGAGCTACGGCACCGGTTTACAGCGGCATCGACAACGACTGTGATGGTCACGGTCGATGAATTCAATCAGTTGCAGCGCGAGTGGATCACCCGCACTGGCGCAGAAGACATGGTTGCAGCAGAGCGCGCGCGGTGCGCCGCAGCCCTGCGGACTGCCAGAGAAGGCTATGCCAGCGAGGAAATCACCGGCCTGCCAGTGCTTCCGCAGTGGCGCGAGCGCACGCTTGCGCTGATTGACGAAGCATTGCAGCCCAACACAAATTCGGGAACACCATCAGTCGGATAACACCTGGAGCCCATCATGCAAGTCGTTGATTCACAAGCCAAGCCAGACGTTACGCACGACGCCACACCGGCGTTATGCGACAACACTGGCAAGCCCAAGAAGCTGGAGCAGCTGCTCGCCGACGCCATCGCCGTGCGGCACTACAGCAAGCGCACGCGAGAAGCCTACTGGCATTGGATCAAGCGGTTTGTGCTGTGGTCCGGCAAGCGGCACCCGCGAGACATGGGGCAGACCGAGGTCGGCCAGTTCCTCACCTGGCTGGCCAGCGATCAGCAGGTTTCTGCAAGCACCCAGCGCCAGGCGCTGGCCGCGATCCTGTTTTTGTACCAGAAGGTGCTCAACATCGACATCGGCTGGATCGACAACATCGTGCGCGCCAAGCAGTCGCAGCGCCTGCCCGTCGTCATGACGATGGACGAAACCCGAGCCGTGCTGGCCCACACCAGCGGCACGCCCGGCCTGTTCCTGCAGCTGCTGTACGGCACCGGCCTGCGCCTCATGGAGGGCCTGAATCTGCGCGTGAAGGATCTGGACCTGGAGCAGCGCCAGATCATCGTCCGCGCCGGCAAGGGCAACAAGGACCGCGTGACGATGCTTCCCGCGCGCCTGGTGCAGCCACTGCGCGAGCTGCTGAAAGAGCGGCGCCGCTGGCACGACAAAGACCTCGCAACCAACCACGCCAGCGTCGATCTGCCGCACGCCCTGGCCCGCAAGTACCCACACGCCGGGCGCGAATGGGCTTGGCAGTATGTGTTCGCCACACCGGACTACCACGTCAACACCGAGACCGGTGAACAGCGCCGTCACCACCTGTTCGACTGGACCATCCAGCGCCACATGAAGGCCGCCCTACAGGCCGCCGGCATCAGCAAGCCCGCCACACCGCACACCCTGCGCCACTGCTTCGCGACCCACCTGCTCCAGGCAGGCACCGACATCCGAACGATTCAGGAACTGCTCGGCCACAGCGACGTCGAGACGACGATGATCTACACCCACGTGGTCGGCCAGACAGCCGGCCGGGGTGCCGTGAGCCCTCTCGACAGGATGAACTGACCCACCTAAAAAGCCCGCCCAGCGCGGGCTTTTTCACGCCCGGTGAACCGGTATAGATGCGCTATCGCTCGCGCAGCCCAGGCTCACAAAACCGACCTTGGGCGCCGCGGCGCCCGGAGTAACAACAGTTTCAGTCATGGCCCGATTGTCTCAGACCCGCCCATCCACGGCGGGGGCAGGGCGAACGTCCAGCATCGGAACGCCCCCCCGCGGGCGCATCGACCCGTGCAGCAGCGAGGCATGCAGCCCAGGAGATATCAGCGCTTCAACCCCAGGGCCGCCAGCATCTGCTCGCTGTTCTTCTGCATCTGCTCCTGCATCTGCGTGA